CAACAAACTGAAGAAGATTACCGAAATTGCGGGCTGGACTGCGGCGTATACTTTGGCGATAGGAAAGACCTATCCAAAACGCATACCATATGCACTTGGCAAAGTCTCAACATATTAGATAAGAAAAGCAAGGATGGTACAGCAGTACTAACACTTGCAGAGTTCTTAGACGGTGTAAGCACAATAATCATTGACGAAGTGCATCAGGCAAAGGCCGAGGTCTTGAAGAACTTGCTTACACGTAACCTACGTAATGCTCCGATACGCTGGGGACTAACAGGTACAGTACCCAAAGAACGTTTTGAGTTCGAAGCATTACATGCGAGCATAGGACCTGTTATTGGGCAAATTACCGCAAAAGAATTACAGGACAAGGGCGTACTGTCTAACTGTCATGTAAACATTGTACAGCTTATTGATACAGTTGCACATAGAGATTATCAAAGCGAATTAAAATACCTTGTAACTGAAGAAAACCGTGTAGATTATATTGCTAAGATGTTAAATAAAATTAAGGAATCTGGCAACACACTTATATTAATTGATCGTATTAGTGCGGGCGAACTTTTGCATGAACGTATAGAAAATTCAATTTTTATAAAAGGTGATGTAAAATTAAAGGACAGAAAATCAGCTTATGATGAAATTCAAGATGCAGACAATATGGTTATCGTTGCAACTTACGGGGTTGCTGCTGTGGGGATCAATATTCCTCGTATTTTTAATCTTGTTTTAATTGAACCTGGCAAAAGTTTTGTTCGGGTAATACAATCAATTGGACGAGGAGTTCGTAAAGCTAAGGACAAAGACTTTGTACAGATTTGGGATTTTACTAGTACTTGCAAATTTGCAAAAAGACATTTAACAGAGCGGAAAAAATTTTATAGAGACGCTCAATATCCATTTACAATAGAAAAGGTTGACTGGCAATGAGAATACTTACATTAGAAAACAAAACTTATGATCTTAATAATTTACCAGATGAAATCGAAGAAGATTTTAGATTTAGTGTACTAGATAACAGTGACCCGTCGGATCCTGATTTCTTTTTTATTCCATTAATCTTTTTAGAATCTTTTAGTAGTCCTGCTATAGCTATGGATATCAACGGAAATGAAATTATCATGCCAGTTGATTGGCATATTGCTGTGGGTGATCGTAATACAGGTAAAGATTTAGAAATACTACCTTTAACGAGTTTAAACGACAGAGGCTTTGATGCATTCTTGTTCAATCCATTAAAAAGTTTTAAAGCAGATTATGGAGAAATAAAAATTACAAATTTTTACAATGATGTAAAATGGTACTTTCCAAAAATGAAAAATGGTCAACTTTTATCTGTTCCATTAAATAACGATGATAATCCATTGTGTGCTTTTTTTGTAAAGGATGTATCGAGACAAACTGAAGTCATTGATTTTTGTAATCTTATATAGTAATATATATTATGGCTAATAAACTACCAGTAAAAGATATTCTTGCTGCAGTTGATATGGGCGCAAAATCTGTTTGGAAAGAATTAGATGACGAATCTAAAAAAGGTATATCCTTTTGGTTAATGAATAGATATGCTTCAAGTGTTGCAGGAAAAAGAGAAAAACAGGAACTTGCTGTCTTAAAAACAAACGAATACTATAACAAAAACTATATGGTTGTTAGTTCACATCAGGAACTACAATGGCAGTTATTATGCTTATGCGGAAACACAGGCAAAATAGAATTCCATAAATGGCAAGGATTAAAATCAAATGTCACAAACGTGACCGGAAAGTTTGAAAAAATACTTACAAAAATTTATCCTGAAAGAAAGGCAGACGAAATTGAATTGCTAGCTCAATTGTCTACAGAGGATGAAATTAAACAGCTAATTGAGGATCATGCGCTTGACATCAAACTCTAAGTATACCTGCGAATACTGTAACACATCATACACACGAGAAAAAACACTTTTTGCACATTTATGCGAAAAGAAACGCAGAGCGTTACAGCGAGATGAGAAAAGGGTACAGTTAGGCTTCTATGCATTTAATCAATTTTACAAACGTAGTATGGGCTCTAAGAAAGATAAGACGTATGAAGAATTTTGCAAGAGTCCATACTACAACAGTTTTGTAAAATTTGGTAGCTTCCTTAACAATGTCAAACCACTATATCCAGAAAAGTATGTAGACTATGTTGTAACAAGTGGCGTGAAGTTAGAACAATGGTGTAAAGAAGAATTATATGAACGTTACGCAATTGAGCTTATTAAAAAAGAAGATGTAACTACTGCGCTAGAACGTAGTGTACTTACAATGACTGAATGGGCCGAAGAAAATCCGCCAGCAGTATGGAATCATTATTTTAATTTAGTTAGTACAAACAGAGCTGTATATCATATTAAAGATGGAAAAATTTCTCCTTGGATTGTTTTAAATAGCACCAGCGGTAAACAAATGCTTGATAAATTTAACGAAGAACAATTAAAAATGATATATCATATTGTTGATCCTGAACACTGGGCATTAAAATTTAAAAGACAAACAAAAGATTTAGAATTAGCAAAACAAATTATTAAAGAAAGCAAATTGTGATAAGATTTATTCACATTAAAAAAAATGGAGGCACAAGTGTTTATAAGTTTTTAGGGAAAAATTCTATTAAGGTCATGTGCGGAGATACTAGTAATTTTGAAAAAGTAACAAATCAACACAAGTCTGCTTTACATTACTTAAAAGAAGATTCCTGGAAGTTTTGCGTATGTAGGAATCCTTACACAAGAATTGTAAGTTTTTACAATTGGATAAGAAGAATGAAAAAATATAATTTTACATTTAGTGAATTTGTAAAAACTGGCTTTAATGATGGCAGGGCAAAAGGTGCATGGAATTTACAAACAGAATATATTTTAGATGGTGATGGTAATTGCATTGTTGATAAAATTTTTAGATTTGAAAATTTAGAAAATGAAATCAAAACACATTTTAACGTCACTGCTAAATTTCCGCATCTTACAAAAAGTACTTCCGATGATTACGATTCTTATTACACAGACGAGTTAAAAGCAATCGTACAAATGCGATTGAAAAAAGATTTTGAATATTTTAAATACGAGATATAATATGGAACTAGTATATTACCCAAATGAATTTTTAACAAAGACAGTTACTGCTGTAAACATCAACAATCCAACTTTTAATCCATTAGAACTAAAAAATGAAATGGTAGAATTTATGTTAAGTAACAATGGAATTGGATTATCAGCGAATCAGATTGGTTTAGATGCACAATTGTTTGTTATGGGAGACGGTAAAGATAATAACTCGATTTTAATTAACCCTGTTGTACTTCAGCACACAAAAGAAATTGTTATTGACATAGAAGGCTGTTTAAGTTTTCCAAATGTATTTGCACAAGTAAAACGACCAAAAGAAATCCTAGTAGAGTATTATGATGAAAACTTAGAAAAGAAAAGAACACATTTAAAAGATTATAGTGTTAAAGTATTTTTGCACGAATATGATCACTTACAGGGTATTACTTTTAAAGATCGTGTATCCCCACTAGTTTGGAAAATGGCTAATAAAAAAGCAAAAAAAATACAAAAACATTATGCCTGATGTTATTATCATTATTATTATTTGGTTATTATTTACAATTTTACTCTACACTTTTACTGGGTGGAAGGAAATAATAAATTGTTATAAATTATGGTTTACAAAAAAGTATTGGACTAATTATAATATAATCGAAGCTGCAAGTTGGTTTACAAAAGCTATTATTATTATACCTGGACTATTATGGAAAATACAAATTTGGCAATTATATTTTTTAAGTCTATTTACAAGTGCAACATTAATATGGGCAAGCAATAAAAAACTGTTGCCTACGCTTGTTAGTTTTAATACATTATGGCTTTGGATAAGTTTAATGGTTTTATATCCTAATATAATTTTATACATAGAATAGCATGCCTGATATTGATATAGATTTTGCAGATAGGAATAATATTCTTTCAAAAATAGAACATCGGATTGCAACTATTGATGACACAAAAAAACATAATACTGGGATATACGTAACAGAAATTCCGCATAATCCTATTAATAATTACGCTTCAATTGATTATAAACAAGCAGAAGATAGAGGATATTTTAAATTAGATTTCCTAAATGTTTCAATTTACAAAGATGTAAATGATGAAGAACATTTAATTCGTTTAATGGAAAAAGAACCATTGTGGGAATTATTAGAACACAAAGAATTTGTTGATTTACTTTTCCATTTATCAGGACATTCAGAAATTTGTAAAAAACTTAAACCTAAAAACATAGAACAACTTGCTGCTGTACTTGCTATAATTAGACCTGCAAAGAGATATCTATTGAATGAAAATTGGAGTACCATACTATCAGAAGTATGGACGAAACCTGATGACAATAAATACTATTTTAAAAAAGCTCATGCAATATCTTATGCAGTTGCAATTACTGTACACATGAATTTAATTTGCGAAAATGTAATCAGTAAATGAAAGATACTTATTTAGTTACTTTTAATAATGAAAATAAAATTTTGGTTACAGTTGCTAATAAATGTGGATCAAGTTCTGTAATAACTATATTAGGTTATCCATTTTTAGGGTCTTTTAAATTTAGAAAAGATACTAGAAAAATTCCAACTAAAAATTGGGCAAGTAGCCAAATTGTCAAATTATCAAAAGACCAAATTTTTTCTTTTACAACCAGAGTTGCAATAATAAGAGACCCTGTTGAGAGATTTGTAAGTGCATACAAGGATAGAGTCCTACAAAGGAATAAAGACCATATAAAACAAACAGTAAAATCGTTTACACAATTTGTCAACGAGTATGAATCAATTATTCTAAATTATCGTGACATCAGAAATCACACCCGTTCTTTAATAACGTCTTATGGTAGTGATCCATCTATATATACTGAAATAATTTTAACAAAAAATATAGGTGACAAATTTATTCCATTAGTAGAAAATGTTTCACTTACAGAAAATATTCCTAATGTGTTTTACAAAAATTCTTTTGCAGTTGAGTCTTTTAATATTAGGAAAGATGAAGTGGATAAAATAAAAAATTTATATAAAGAAGACTATAGAGTTTACGGAAATTATTTTTAATTTTTTTTTGGTTTCCTTACCATTTGAATACTTTTCCTCTTAACACGTTTTAAATGAAGACTTCCTAAATTGACTGTAGGACCAATAATTATATCAACATCTTTTGTATTCAAATTTTTTAAACAATATTTTAATGGAACTATATCATGTCGTAAAAAGATTGTAATAGGAATCATTCGATTACTTTCCATCCACCACGTTTCTCCTAATTGTAGAAAAAATTTTTTATCTTTTAGATTTTTTAAGATAGAATAATCTAAAATAGTGGTAATAAATGAATCTTGGTTTACTATAATTCCAACATATTCTTTACCACCATATTGTATTAAACTTATAAACGGATACTTTTCTTCTATATCTTTTCGTAGCATTAATAATAGTATTCTTTCTAATAAATATAATATGCAGCTTATACCAAGATATTTAGTAAAAAATACAATTATAATTGTAACAAATGAAACAGGATTTGACACGGAGTACATGCCAGTGTATAGTAGACAGATAAAAGCCTACCGAGGTATTAAC